CGCAGTATCAAGAAGAGAACAGCCGTATGCTGTTGCCGTTAATGCGGACGCTGATTAAAGACAATTCCGACAGCGTTCGTTTCTTTTCTACCGATGGCGGGAACAGACAGAACAACACGATTACGCAGTATGATTTATACGATAAATACGCCGTTATGATTGATGAGGCGTTGACTACAGACGAAACGCGCCAGAATGCATATGAGAGTTTCACCGAAATTGGCGGCATTCTATTGCAGCAAGGGCAGATTGACCTAGCGCGACCGTTCCTGTTGAAAGCGGTGGAAATGATGCCGCTAGGGATTAAAGACAAATCCAGCTTGCAGGATGCTCTCTCTGAGCCTGTCATTGACCCTGCTTATGTAAAGCAGCTTGAAGGACAAGTACAACAGCTACAGGGGCAGGTGACGCAAGCTACAAGCATAGCGTATCAGGCACAGGCTAAACGTGATTCTGCAAGTGCTGATAAGTACACGGCTGATGCTGCATTGACGCAGGTTAAAGCGGCGGAGATTATAGCCAAAACAGACTTGACCAACGCGCAGGTGGCAAAAGTCATTACTGATTTAGACACAGGCACAGAACAACAAGACAATTCATAGGGGGAAGTTATGGAAGAGCCGTTTAATAGAGTAAAAGAGTTAGAAAGATTAGCAGTTTTACATAGAATGGGCGCAACGGATAGGAATACTTTTATTGAGAATTACGACAAAACAGAACAAGAAAAGCAGACAGAAGAAATTTCTAAAATTCGAGTATTGGTGCAAAATATGGAAAATAACACACCAAAACATAAAGAAGAGGCTCGCATAGGATGTACACAGGTTCATAGTGGTGTTGCCCATATGATGGCAATAGCTGGACTAGGCGCATTAGCAGGAATTGGGAATTAATATGACAGAACAAGCATTTGACCGTGTGGCGGAACTCGAACGCCTTGCAGCATTGCCAGACGAAGAGTTAGAAGAAAAGAAAGACGATGCGCCCGCCCCTGAAAAGGAAGAGGAAGCACCCGCCGATAAAGAACCTGTTGATGATGCGGAAGACGATGGTGCGGACGAAGAAGAAGAACCAGCCCCAGAAGAGAAACCCGCTGATAAAGCAGTAAGCCCACAACATGCGCGTATCAAAGCCAAGCAAGAACGGGAGCAGTTGCGCCGTGAGGTCGACGAATTAAAACGCCAACTTCAAGAAAAGACCGCGCCCGCTAAAGAACCCGAAGTGCAAAAGCAAGAGCGCGAGGTTGACCTTAGTGTATTTGAAAACCTTGACGAGAAAACCCTTGCAGCATTGCGTGAGATTACAAACGTACATGCTGAGGACTTGGCGCGACTGCAAGAGAGTGTTGCGCCCGTCATTGCTAACAAGCGCACACAAGAGATTATGCAGCGAATTGATGTTGATGGCGAGGCTTACAACAAGCAACATAGCCTCCCCGCAGATTGGCTAATAAACTATACAATGAGTGTGTATCACGCCTCCAATGAAGAGCAGCAGCTTCTTACAGGTAAGAGCCTTGATAAGAAGGCGTTTCTTGACAGCATGATTAATGACGTTGACCGTCTTTACAAAGCAGGTGTAAATCCGCTTGCAGTATACCATGCACGGGCAAAGAACCTTAACCCTGCTTTGCTACAGCAGCAAGAACAGGTATTAGAGCAGCCTAAACTAGCGGACACAGCAGCATCACGCGCTAAGTCTAGTGGTATGGTTGGGACAGGCACGTCACCTATGACTAGTAGCGAGACAAGAGCAGACAAACTCGCAAAGGATTTTCAAAAAGGGAAAATTAGCAGAGAGGACTACTTTGCTGGGATTGCAGCCTTGGCATAAAACACTTGAATATCTATAGGTTATGTAGTATATTTGTTGCATAATACCCCTAGACACTAGGGAGTGCCTTACGTTTGGGCTTAAACTAAGCAGTGGCTTTGTCGCCTTTAAAGACTGTTTCACAACAATCATTTAGAGGTATACAATGGCTAACTCATCATTGCCCACTGGTAGCACACTTGCGCTACAGTCATGGGCACCACTCACAGGCGCACTAACACAAACTCTCGGCGAATTCCCTCTTGGCGCTCTAGTAAAACTAGGTTGCATTCAAGAGTCTGCAGAAGAGATTTTGAAAGCAAAGCAAAACGGCTACACCGCTTCTGGTGTGACAGCTAACTTCCCTTACATTCCGAAGATTTCTCCAACAGGTATTGGCTATCTTGATAGTGGTGTCGCGCAAGCGCGTAACTTGACGTTCGAATCTTACACGGTAAATGCGAATATGATTCGTTACCCTGTGAGCGTTCCCGGTGGTGATAACTTCACTGCATTGCAAGCGGCGCAAATCTTCCAGTCTCAAGAGTTCAGCAAGAAAATTGCTCTTGATGCTGCAATGAAAGCCCTTGTGGAAAATCAAACGATTTCCGTAATGAACCAGCTTGTAGGATGGTCACCAACACAAACCAACTCTTCAATCGTAAACAATGAATTGACCATTAACGCAAACGATACGTTCGCTTATTCTCAATTCCAAGGGTTTAACACAGTTGATGCTGTAGATAGCACACGCTTAATCCGCCCCGCAGCTATCACGGATGATGCGTCACTTACAACGTCTCACCGTTTGACAGCAACCTTCCTTGAGACTGCTCTTGCAAACCTAGACCGCTCTGCATACCCGATTGAGCCTATCAGCTTCAACGGACAGAACATTTATGTACTGTTTGTGCACCCTGAGACAGCATTCGACTTGCAAACAACCGTGAGCGCGTCTGCCTTGACCTTCACCAACTGGGAATTGTCGCAAATCCAAGGCAATTACGACATGAAGAAAGAAGGTGCTCTTAACCCTAAAACGGCAATGGGCGTAAACGTACTCGGCTTATGGCGCAACCGCATTCTTATCGTAAGCACACGGTATGTTCCTTATGGTGTATCTAACGCGGGTGCAGTTGTAACGACTTCACGCCGTAACGTGTTGGTAGGTAAGAACGCGGTATCGTTCTTCTCTCCTTATGGTGCTTTGTCCGATGCAACAGCACGCTTGATGGGCGATGCAATCCGTAACCCTAAAGCGGCGGCGGATGCTTATGCACCAACCGTTCGTGTAGGCGTTCAAGAGATTGATGGCAACATGAACACTGTATATGACTTGCGTTGTATTTCAGGGTTCAAGCGCATTAAGCCTAGCAACCGTCCTGACACAAACGTGTTGGTACTTCCTACTTACGCATCACTCTAATTGATAAGGATTATACAACATGGCAAACCCAACAGTCATTTCTTACGCCCTTGACACGGCAATCTCTCCAGCGGAGGCAAAGTTTTACAATGATGACCGTGAAATTACTGTCCCCGCTTCTACAACGACCACAGCGTCTTTTGGTCTTATTCCTGTTAAAGCAGGGATGAAGCTAAAGAGCTTTACGCTTTGGTCTGCTGACTTAGACACAGCTACGGCTGTTACCTTAAACTTAGGTATCAGATACCGTACAGGGTCTAGCTCATCTGATGCTCTTGCTGCATTTGTTTCTGCATCTACCATCGCACAAACAGGTGGCGCGGTGACGAACGATGACAACTTGACAGCCGTTCCAACATTAGGCGCAGGCGGGTACACCTTCCTTGATGATGGCTGGATTAGCTTAGGCATTCAAGCAGGAACAACCACCACAGCAGGTATTGTTCGCTTGAAAGCTGAATTGTCTGTTCCTAACCATTAAGGTTTATGACAACTTTTGCATCCATAAAAAGCAGTGTTCGCTCTGTAATTCAATTAGAGGGCAGCACTGCTTTGACTTCTACGGACGGGTTAGTGAACTTGTGTGTAAACGAGGCTCTCTTCGAGAGGCAACGTAACCATGAGTTGACTTTCAACGTAACTGTTAGTGGGGCTTTGACGGTTAGCACGTCTACAGGGATTATTGCTCTCCCCAGTGATTTCCTCTCTATGACGGCTAACCGTTCAAACCCAGTATTATGGACGGATGGAACAAACGTATATCCCTTGGTTAAATCTAACGATGCTGAATTTGACGCATATAAATATCGTACAGGCGGAGCATCACAAACGGGGCTACCACGGGTTTATAATTTCCGTAATGGACAGATAACCTTATTCCCTATCCCCACAACAACAAGCACTGTAACGCTTACTTACATAAAAAAGTACGATAATTTAGTAAACGATGGCGATACAAACGACTGGACTAATAATGCTGATGTTGTGCTCATAAATGATGCAGTAGCGCGAGTTTTAGTGATTAGAGAATTACCCCAATTAGGGGCAGTATACAAAGGCAAAGCTGATGCATTAGTGGCATCGCTAAACAACCAATATCAAATGATTGACGCGACCACAGGCATTTATTCGGAGACAATTATATGAGTACACCGACCACAAACCTTGCTCTTAATAAACCCGCTGTTGGTGGTGATTTAAATACATGGGGTGCACTTGCAAATACAAACTGGGATACCCTAGATACCTTATTGGGGAGTGTTGGAAAAGTTGGGTATTACGCAACAAACGCAGCGTCAATATCGACTGTAAAGGTCTCATTTCAAGGAAAATCTGGTGGGAATGACTCCTATATTACAGTAGATGGCGACAACTGGTCTAGCATTTTATCTTTCAATGCTCTTAACTCTGCATCTAAGCAAATCCGTGCTTCTTATGTAAAAGGTGAATTGATTGACCAAACGGCGGGGGCTGAAAAAGGCAGGCTGAATTTTTGGACAAAACCTTCTACGGGCGGCGCATCCGCAAGAATGACCATTGAGGATGATGGGCAGGTTTACATTGGCTCAACTTTAAGCGGTAACACGCCTGTATCTGGGTTCGCGCACTTAAACGTAGGCGGTGTAAACGGGTTCTCTTTGCGCGGGTTTAAGGGAAACACATTAATTGGGGAAATAAACTCTGATGGCTTGGGTTTTCTTAATTTCATCTCTAACTTAACCAACAGCGGGCTTAAACTTAGAACAACAAATTCAAGTGGGAGCAATGTTGACGCGGTTAGCTTAAACCCAAACGGCGATGCCACTTTTAGCGGTATTGTGAACGCCACAACAGCCTTTCAAGTAAACGCAAAAACCATCTACGGCGCAAGCGCGTACATTGATTTCACGGTGACAGCGACAGTGCCCACAAACAGACGTAGCGCAAACATTGCCTCTGTTACTCGTGTTAGCCAAGGAATTTACGATTTTGTATTCACTACCGCTGCAAGCGATGCTTATTATAGTGTTGTGGGAACTGCGGGCACTGGGTCAAGCGGTTCTACAAACACAGTCACATTAGGAATAACCGATAAAACCACATCAGGATTCAGGGTAAGTTTTGTTCAAGTCAACGTTGCTATGTATGACCCCGTTGAAGCCAGTATTATTGTGATGGGTGGGTAATATGGGGCAGGGCGTTATCGGAGGTATTCCCGGTATTTCTCCTGATGTGGATTTAACAGAATTCGCATCTCAGGGATGGGTTGATGCTGATAAAGTGCGTTTCCGAAAAAACTATCCTGAAAAAATCGGTGGATGGGTAAAAGTAAATTCTGATGTGGCAATCCCAACATCTACGCCTGTGCGTAATGTTTTTTCTACGCTCATAAACGGTGAATCTGTCTATCTTGTTGGCACAAGCCACCGTTTATACTATTTATACAATGGTTCATTGGTTAATATCACGCCGTTAAAGACAACAAGCACAGCTATTCCTAACAGCTTAGCTACACATTATCTGACGCTTGCAAACAACCCTATAACCGTACAAAACGGGTCAAATCTTGTAACTGTTGCTTACACGCACAGGGTTATTTATGCAGGGGACACAGTAATAATATCAGGCGCAACGGGTGTTGGTGGCATTCCTGCTGGCGATATTAACGGTGTTCAATACGTTGTATCTGCAACCCTCAGTACAATGACGTTTTATACTGCTTCCAATGCTACTAGTAATGCTACTGGTGGTGGCGCAGCAGTTGTTATGGCAAGACAAACTGTATCAGTAACAAAGGTTGCACATGGGCTTACAGAAGGTGCGCGTGTTAAGCTATCTGGGGCTGCTAACACGGGTGGTATTCTTGCAGCAAGCATCAATAAAGAGTTTATCATTCGGAATGTAAGCGTTGATGCATTTGACATTCAAACAGACATGGCGGCGACAAGCAATGTATCTGCAGCAGGCGGTGCAGCAACTGTATATTTTCAAGAAATAGATGCTGGCAGCGTTGATGTTATTAACAACGCTGGTTATGGCTATGGCGTGTATGGACGAGGTGCATATGGAAATAGTATTGCGGCATCTTCAGGGACGTATTCCTTCCCGCGCATTTGGTCTTTTGACAGATATGGTTCACAAGTAGTGTTATGTGCAGGCGACCAGTCTGCTTTATATCTATGGTCTCCGAGCGTTGATATAGCCCCTGCAATTATTACAGGAGCACCCACAGCATGTAATTACGTTTACGTCGATGAAAACGGGATTATATCGGCATTAGGGACAAGTGGTGTTGAAAATAGGGTGCAGTGGAATGACCCTGCATCATCAACAAACTGGACTGTTTCTGCTGGATATTACCCGGGATTTACTAGTATTCAGAATGCTGGCAGGATTATTGCGCGCGCTAATATTGAGAACAGCGATTTATTATTTACAAAAAACGCAGTATATATTCGCCAATTTATCGACTTACCAAGGGTGTATAGTTTTGATGTTGTCGATACAAATATTGGGTTGATTGCCCCCAACGCTCAAATTGTCATTAATGGGATTTGTTATTGGATGGGCTCTAAAGGTTTTTACAAATACCAAGGCGGCAAAGTACAGGTTCTTGCATCAAGTGGTTTAACACAAGCCAGCGTTACGGATTACGTTTTCAAGAACATAAACGCTTTGCAGGCATACAAATCATTCTGCTGGCACAATAAAGGGTTCAATGAGATTTGGTTTCATTATCCCTCAACGTCTTCTAACGAGTGTGACCGCTACGTCATATACAGCATTGAGGGTATGCATTACACGATAGGAAACATAAACCGTTTTGCGGGTGAAAGACCTTATCAGTTAGGAGATAATCCTATACTTGGGGGCTGCACAACAAACTCTGTATATGAGCATGAAACAGGCGCAAACGCAGACACAGTAGCAATGCCGTTTTATTGTGAAACTTCATATGTATCTTACGATGATGATAACTCGTCTGTTATCGTAAGGAGGTATCAACCAGATAGCAATCAAACAGGGAATATTACTGTTGATGTTAGTTACAAGTATTGGCAACAAGATGCCGTTAGCGTGTTGCCAAGCACAACACTTGCAACAACAACGCAACGCATAGACTTGGATTTAAAAACACGGTTTTGGAAATACCGCATTGCTGGCAGTGATTTAAACCAGACATGGCGCATGGGAAAATGGTTGCAAACCGTTGATAAGAGTTCACCGCGATGAAAAAATATGCACCATTTAACCCCACAGGCAAGGGTGATTTCCCCGCAATTTACAGCACGTTAGAGGATATAATCGCCAAGCGGCAAGAAGATGTGGCAAAACTTGCAGGGATTGAGAGTTTAAACGGCGCATTGCGCAAGGTTGCTAAAATTCCTACTTCGTCTACAGATATTGTAGCCTCCATTGACACGCTCGGCGATTTCAACTATGATGCAAATTATCTTTATATCGTTGTCAGTAGTGGGGGAGCACTGGTCTGGCGTAGAATCACCCTAGGGGTATTTTAGGCTATGGATGCTCTCAAAAAATTCCATGAATTAAAGCATCATATCGTTAGTGCCATTGCGTATAATAACCGCGAGCAGACGATTGATGACGTTGAGGCTTGTGTTGCAAGTGGTGAGTATAAAGTATGGACTGAGGGGCAATCTATAGCCCTTACAGAAGATTGTGTCCTCCCCCGCAAGAAATATACAGGCATTGTTTTAGCAGGTGGCGTTCTAGCCCCATTACAAGAATTAGCTCAAAAGATTGAAGAGGATGCAAAAGCACGTTCCCTAGATGGGGTGCTTATTGTTGGACGTGCTGGTTGGGGACGTGTTCTTAATGGCTATCGCAAAGCCGCAACCGTTTATTTAAAGGAATTCTAAAATGGGCGGTATTACAAAAGCATTATTTGGTAGCCCCGCGAAAAGCGAACAAAGTTCAGCGCAGGGCGTTGCGGCGTTACCTGCAAGCATTCAGCAATCATCAGAGCAAGCAATTAAGAATTTGGGGCTTATTGACCCGAATGTTTACAAGCCTACAGACATTAACCAGTACGAACAACAAGCGTTTGATGCTCGTGCACAGCCCGTACAGACGTTTGACCAGCTAAACATTGGTGGACGCATAGGGCAGTTCTTAAACCCCTTTAGAGACGCATTAACGGCGGATTATCAAAAGTTATTAGGGCAACAGCAAGGTAGGTTAGCTGCTGATGCTAATAGATACGGGCTTGGCGGCTCTGCATATCAAGCACTTGGTGAAGGGCAGTTATCAGAAGGAACAATGCGTGCTCTTGGGACAACGCTTGCTAATATCTACAATCCGTCTGTAAATGCTGCGCTTGGTACGGTGAACCGTGAAGACCAACTTAGACAACAACGTATATCAGACTTGCTTGCATCAGGCGCACAGGTTCGCGGTGTTGCAGAAGGGCAACAGCTTGCCCCTGTTACAAAAGAGCAAACTGTTCTCAAAGGTATTGCGTCATTACCTGCTACATCTACCGCAAGCGGCGTATCTGTTGGGCAAAGCGATGGTTTTATCGGCGGCTTGAATAAATCAGGCAGCGCGACGCTTGCTGCATTAACAGGCGGTCAAAACCCTTATGCTGGCGGTGGTAATGCAACTCCTTTAACATCGCCTAATTTTATACAAGGGGGCGGTGGTGGCTATCAATCTACTCCACAAGGCGCACAAACATTCAGTAATTCAGGTTTTCAAAACCCGTTTGCAGGAATGGGTACAGGGCAAAGCATAAGCGCACAGCCTACAAATTACGGCAATCAGGCGGATTTTGGAAATTATTTTGCAGGCGGTGGTGCTTATGGAGGGCAATACAACATTGCTTCACCAACAAACGTGACTGCATACCAAGCAAAACCTTTTTCTGCACCTAGCGCAGGGTCATCACTTTTAAGTTTCTTTGGGGCATAATATGTTCGGGCTTGAAACAATACGCGATGCACTGATTAACTTTTCTGCTGGAACACCAAGTGGGCAGGCTTACCTTGCCAATCAGCGCGAGGCAGCACAACAAGCACAATTATTCCCCTTGCAGTTACAAATGGCTCAAGCGCAGGCGGCTAAAGCGCAACAAGAAATAAAAACACAAGAGATGAAGTCGCAAGCTCTTGCTAGAATATTTAACAACATGGGCGGCGGTGGGCAACAACAGCAACAGCAAGCTGCCCCGCAGTTATCAGCACAAGAGTTGATTAATTTATCGTTTGTAGACCCAGAAATGGCAAAGTCTGCTATCAATGCTTTGGCAGAAACACGCTATCAACAACAAGCTGCAATGCCTAAGCCAGAAGTTTATGCAATCGACCCTAACACAGGCAGTCGCATAGTGTTGCAGCCAGCACAGCAGGGCATACAATCTATGCTTAATTTTGGCAATGGCGGTAGTCCTATGCCAGCACCAACAGGAACAGGGCAAATCGCACAAGCATTAGGCACTATCCCACCTGCACCGCCTGTATCGTCACAGCCTTTAGCACCGCTTCCTAGCCCTACAGCAAGCCCTACGGAATATTCACCCGCTGCCTCTGATGCACTCAATGCAGAATTGGAAGCAATGGCGGCGGCAAATATTTATGGTGGGGCAACTAACGTACCGCAACGCAAGGTGGCGGGTATTTCTGGTGCGCCGTCTATATTCGACACAGCAGCTAAGCCATTAGAGACTGCTACGGTAGCGGGTGCGGAATTGCTAACCCCTAGAACCGCTCAAAAGTTGCAAGAAGCGAATGTTGATAGGAACACTAAGGCTTTTGAGATAACAGCGACGTCTGCACAAAAAGCACTTGATAAGTTTAAGGAAGACAACCCAGTCAATCCTTCTTCTATTCCTAACGCAAACAAACTTATTAAATTAGCTGGCTCAATGCCTTCTGGCGGCGCAGAAAAATTTATTGCACCTTTAAGAAGTTTAGCTGCTGACGTAGGAGTGTCAAGTGAGGCTCTTAAAGGCGCGTCACAACAACAAATATATAGTGCTATAACAAGTTTGGAGTCTATTCCTGATGTGGCGGCTTTAGCGCCCGCGTCTGATAGTGATGCTGCGCGTGTACAAAATACATTTGGTAAAATCACAAACACAGCAGCAGCTAACCTTACATTAGCGGCAATGGCTGGAGAAAAAGTAAGACTAAGGAGCGCACTTACTAACGCGAAAGAACAGTACGCAAAAATGGTGTTAGACCCCAAAACTCCAAGAGAAAATATACCTGTAGAACAAGAGTTTTTAAAAGGATGGTTTGCTGAAAACTTTACGCCTAATCCAGCTATTACAGCGTTAGCTGATATGCTTGAAGGAGATTATGGAGATATTAGAGTTATTAGGGATGAAAATTATAATAATGGCATTCCTATGATTACAGGCAAGAAAAATGGCAAACGCATAGGTATATCTATCGAGGCATTGGAAGCGAAATGAACAATTTGTTTATTAACCTTGATGAGGATATGCCTAGCGCACAAAATGCGCCACAAGCTGCTGAGAAAAGCAATAGTTTGTTTATTCCAGTGGATTTGCCTAGCGATAAATTCCTTGATAAAAGTGGCGGTAAAAAAACCTCCGTGGGTCGCGCTGTTACAAGGGGTATTTCTAGCCTTGGTGATTTGGCGGTTATGTTAGGCAAGGGCTTTGTTATGCCTGATTCCTACATGCCAACAACAAGATATGATACAAAACCTTTGGGCGATGTTGTAGAAAAAGCGGTGTTTGGGGATGTTAAGCCAAAGGAAGCTAAGACATTCACAGAAAAGACTATTGAACGTGCTATCCCTTACGCTTTTCCCGCTGGTGCGCTGCTAAAGGCTGGTGCGCCTGTCGCCGCTGCATCAACGCTTATTCCTCCCATTGTAGGGCAGGGCACAGAGGACGTGACAAACAGCCCTGTTGCTGGAGCATTAGCAGAAATAGGAACTGGGGTGGGTATCCCTTATGGTATATCGAGAGTTCTTAGAGGCGTTGAAACGCCAGCTGCAAAAATGATTGCGGAAAGCAAGGTTTTTGGCGGAGATGCACAAAGCAAGGTTGACGCTGCACGGGCGCAATTAGCATCACTGGGAAGCAATCAAAGTCTTGTTACCGCCCCTGAATTATTGGCGCAACAGGGTATTAACTTTCCGCTAGGATTACAACAAACAGTTTCTAGGTCAAGTGCGCCACAGGCTTCTAGGCTTGCAGAATATCTTGATGGATTAACAAACAAAGCAGGAGCGGCAGCACAAAGCCTTGCGCCTAATTTCTCTAATCAAACACGCGATATTACAGAGCGTATGCTCGGTGCAAGTGAAGGCTCATTGCGTGGCGCACAGAAAGCGGTGAGCGCGTCCTTCCAAGATGATTTCACCAAGCTGGGAAATATCCCTTTAACAAACATACAAGAGCTTGGTGACGCACTAAAGGCTAAATATGGCAAAGGCATAACACAATCAAAGGCGTTGGAGATTGACAATCTTGTTAATCGTATACAATCAACAAACGAGCCTACTTTTGGTAAGGCGTTTAACGAAATTATAACACCAAGCAAAGACCCCGCTACATCCGCAAGCTCTGCAAAAGATTTGCTTAATTCTGGCGATATAGCGGCGGCGAAAGACTGGCTATTTAGCCAAGCAAAAACAGTAGGTGGCGGCAATGCTGATGTTGCCGCAAGAGATTTCGCGCGCACTCTTAACAGCGACTACAGCAATGCAATGCAAGCCAATGTAGAGCCAATAAAAAGCATCTTGACAAAAACAGGGTTAAACAAAGAGCAAATAGCTAGCACTAACCCAAACACGGTTTATAATGCTTTGCAGAAATATTATCTTGATGGCGGCAACCTTAACAGCAAAGAGGTTGAAGCAGCGTTCAAGTGGCTTAAAGAGCAAGACCCATCTGTTGCAGCGGATTTTGTAAGGTTGCATATTGATAAGTCTGCACAGGCGGCACAAACTGCCTCTGGTGTGTTTGATTTAGGAAAATTTAATAGTTCATTCGGCAGCACGGATAAGCAACGCAAGTCTTTCTTAGATGCAGCCTCTAGCGCAGGTGTTGACACACGAGAGTTGCAAGGATTGCTTAAAGTTGGTGATATAGCAGCACGGAGCACAGATACGCTGCCTAACGGTATGAATGCCCTTAATAAAGGATTGATACAGCAAGGCGCAGCCGTTCTTAACCCTAATATATCTTCTTCTGCCGTACAAAACGCAAGACTTGCAAAGCGTGCGGGAAAATTTGGGGATAAATACATTTTTGGTGGTGCGGAAGCGGGACTTAATCAGTACGAAAAAGAAGTGCTTACAAACCCAAAAATAAGAGATATCGCACGATATTTAACGGGGGCGGCGGCAACAGGCAATGCTCTTAAATCACAGGAAGGACAATAATCATGGTAGGCAGTGTTTTCAGACCACAAATCAATAGTTCGCCACAATCAGCGACTAGCTTTACGGTTTCTAACCCCACAGGGCAAAGCGCGACTGTACGAATAGCAACAACGGCTGTTTGTTATTTAAGCATGACAGGTGCGGCGACAACAAACGATATGCCCCTTTATGCTAACGCACCAGAGTTGTTTCTTGTGCAGAATAACGACATTCTTTATTTTAGCAATCCATCAGCAGGAAGCGTGTATATTTCTTGGGATGGCGGACAAGGGTTGTAATCATGTTAAGAGCAAGAACATACAGCGCGACTGCCTTAGTTGCAGCAGCCCCTCTCCCCAACGGCACATCCACCGTGGTGGCGCGTGGGTCTGTATATTTTCAGACAAATACCGATTATTACACCTATGCTGATGCGGCAAACCTTGACCTGCCTAACAGTGATTTTGCGATCTGCGCGTTGGTAAAACTTACACGACTAACTGCCGCTCTGACACAGCATATCTACACGCACGGTAACACAGGCAGCGGCGCGTTTGTGCGATTGTATCTGTCAAATGGGCAACTTACAGGGCAGATGTATGACGGCACAAATAGCCGTGTTGCAACAGGTGCGACTCTTACCGTAAACATGGCGAACGGCTGGTATATTGTGGGGATGCGCCGCAATGCTGGCAATTTAGAGGTGTTTTCTGCTCCCGTTGGCGGCACGGTGACGGTAGGGACGGGGATTGCCGTCACGCCTATTACCGTTGTCGCGCCTCCGATTGGGGCGTTTGTTGGCGGGCGGCATGACCAAGACGCGGCTAGTTTTTTCAATAATCACATCAGTTATCTGTTTAAACTGGATGGTGCGCTTACAAACGCGGATATTAACAACCTTGCGGCGGGGCAGGATATTATCACCAATTTGGCAAAAAGCCCTAGCCTCTATACAAAATTCAACACCGCAGCGGCAACTATTGCCGATAGTGGCACAGGCGGAAATACGGCTACACGGGTAGGCACACCGCAAGCACGGGGCGGCTATGCCTTTACAGGGCTTCCTGTGGCTATCGATACCTCGGCTAATGGCGTTGATACAGTCTATGCAAAGGTATTCCAGCGGGCAGTCGGCGGCACAAGCAAAACGCTTACCTTCACAGGCACTTATACAGGCTCGCCCGCTGGCATTGAAGCGCGGGTTATTAATAGCACAGGGACACAGGTTGTGGGTTGGACACGCGCCACCACGCCAACAGTGGGCAACTGGACAGTGACGTTACCGAACGTGCCACAAGGGGGGCAGTATGCCCTAGAGGTAAGGCATACCAACAACACCGCGAATATCCAGCGCACACAGCTTCCGTGGGGCGTGGGGATGGTATTGATGGTCGCGGGTGAGTCGTTGGGAGATCAGCAGTTCATTGCGCCGTACACAGGCTTTACGCCCAATGTCGAAATAGTTTCAGTTTACGACAAAACCAATAGCGTCTGGCGTGATTTCAAAAATAATACCATTGGGACAGTTGTTAGAACCGCGCATTATCTGGCAACGGCGTTGGGTGTGCCTGTGTGTATCGGCAACGGCGCAACGAGCGGTTCGCAACTCTTTACGGGTGCGCCCGCCAACTGGGATAATCCCGCTAACTCGACCCATACAAAATTCATTGCCGCGCTTGCGGATGTCGGCGGCGATGCGGAAGCGATTGTGTGGCCGCAAGGCGCAAACGATGCGAACAGCGCAACGGCATTATCGG